AGCTTGTGCGGGATGTTGACCAACCGGTCCCCGAGGTCGATCTGTATGTCACCGTCCTCATTGATCGCAGTGATGATGCCGCTCTCACCGTTCATGATGATCTTGTCAGGCGGTGTCGGTATCCACTGCTGGTAATCACCATCACCGTCGAACCTGTCCCACGGATCACGCAGGTCGTACGCGTTCTCCGTCCAGATGATCTTGTCACCGACACCGACGAGGATCGGTGACTTCACGTCCCATGTGTGGCGTGGCAGCTTGATGCGCTGCCCTGCACGCATTGGGTTGATCAGGTCTTGCAGTGCGATGTTCAGCTTGTACGTGCCAACCCATGACCGATTGGTCGGGCTGATGATCTGACCAGCGTTGGTGCCCATGTTGATGCCGCGTTCGAGCATGTCCATGACAGTGTCAACGAGTTTCGTCACCGGCTGCTCGGTGATGTTCAGGATGAAGTCGTCCTTGCGCACAGGCACACGGCCCTCAAGGATGCGTGCACCATTGAGCGCGATGCCACTGCCCTCCATCGTGCGGTGGATCGTCTGTAGCACAGTGCCGTCGAACCGACGCAGCCCTGCTTGGAACGGGCTTTCCGCGTTCGCGTTCTTGCCCTGCTCAATGGGCTTGAGCTGGTTCACGTCACCGAACATGCAGATGCGCCCACCACGCGGCAACGCATTGATCAGGTTGCTATGCACCTCACGGTTCACCATCGCATACTCGTCAGCGAGCACGACCATGTATGGGATGGGGTTGTCGCGGTCGCGCTTCGGGTCGGTGCTGACCAGCGCCTTGCCGGTGTTGGGATCACGCTCACCGGGGTGTGGGTATTCGAGCAGCCGGTGGATGGTTTGTGCTGGTATCCCGGTTGCTTCCGTGATGCGCTTCGCCGCCTTGCCAGTCGGTGCACAGAGCACGACACTGTAGCCTGCATCACGCAGCACTGTGTACACCTCACGGATGATCGTCGTCTTTCCTGTACCGGCGACACCTGTCACGGGTACGACACGTTCCTGCATATTGCAGCAGCGTGTGATTGCTTCGAGCTGTGATGTGTCCCAGGTGTACACACGGTCGATCGCCGCCTCACTCATGGTCGGGCTTCCTCTGGTTGTTGTGTGATGTGTATATTGCGCTGTCTGTTGTCTGACTTCGTCATCCTAACAGCCAGCTTAAGGCAAGGCTCGCTCGCTCTCGCTCTCTCGATTATACCGAAGGTATCCGTAACTTGTCAAGATGTATCTTGGTCACACTATTTCGGGTTCCTTCGGTGGGCTGTTGACTGGCACGTACACATACTGCCGTACGCGCTTGAATGTCTCACGCGGCTGTGCGAACTCTGCACCACCTACGTACGTATCCAACGCCTTCACGGCCTCCATTGTGCACCACCGTGCGAACTCAGCCTTGGACATGCCAAGGTTGCTACACACACGCTGTACTGCATCACGATCATGTCGGCTAATCCGTACGCGGATGTTATCCCCGAGCGCACCGAGAGCGTGGGGGCCATGCGCTTGCAGCCCCCTCAGTCTGGGGGTGTGCATCGGTGTGTTGATCGTCAGTGTCAACGGGTACTGCTTGACAGTGTCATTCATTGTCACACCTTTGTAGTCGGAAAAAAGGCGATGCACCCTCTCCGTGCACCGCCTCTCTCAGTGTCGTGCTGTGCGTCGGCTGCTCACTTCACCATCAGGCGCAGGTACTTCGTCGCGCGTCCGGTGTCGATGGCCTCCAGAGCTTCCTCGGCCTTGCGCGTGACGCCGACGACGGTGATGTCGGCAGGATCGACGCCCTCGGGCAGGTTGACCAGCACGTACGCGGGGCGCGGCCCCTGATTGCGGTTGACCTGCTTACGCTTCGGCTTGTCGGCGGCGATGGGGGTGGCTTCGGCTGCGGCCATGTGGATGTTCCTCTCTATGGCGGTTGGACTGCATCTGTTGAGTACCGATATGATGGCAGCAAGGGCCTACGTTGTCAAGCCCTTGCCGCCGTCAATCGGCGACTTTACGCCTCGCTGACGCGCTCGATCTCCTCGCGGACCATGCCCTCCCACGTGCCGTGCGCGATGGTGATGCGCGCCTCCAGCCCGACCCAGTCGCCGACATCGATCTTCTTCGACATCGGTGCGCCGATGGCCTCGCAGAACTTGCGCACGTTGAACTTGCTGCGTGCGTCGTCCTCCATGACGAGACGGCGGTGGATGATCACCTTGCCGTCCGGTGCGATGTCGGTCGGGTAGTCGGCGGGGTACTCGTCGGGCGCAATGTGGAACGACACTGCGGCGTAGCGGTTGCCGCTGTTCGTGCTCACCTTCACCTCTGCGGCGCGGATGGTGGCGTTGTACTGACCAACGGGCAGCGGCTCGGGTGCCTCTGCCTCGCTGATGTCGGATGAGAACTCGACAATCGTTACACTGTCATCGTCGGTAGCGGCCATGCTTATCTCCCTATGCATAGCGGTGGAAGTGGTGCGATAGTACCACAGGAGCGCACAGCCGCAACCACATAACTGCGCGTGGTATGCAACGACCTACACCACGGGTGGTGTGGTCATCTACATGTGGTGGTTACTTGGGCAGGGACAGCTTAATGTAGTTGCCCGCCTGCCATGCGGCGAACCAATCCGCAATGTCGGTGCCTGTGTAGTTCCAGTCGAACTCCGCTGCACCGTCAGTCTTGAACATGCGTGTCTTGCACGGTGCACGCATGCGGGATGGGCGGATGGCGATGCGGCGCGTCTTGCCTGTGTCCTGCATGTTCCACACTTCACTGAAGTCCACGGGTGCGGATGTCTGCAACTGACCACCGAGTGCGACAGTGATGGCAAGCACGATGCCTTGGTCGTTCTTCTCAGGCTGCGCTTCGTGTGCGACGAAGATCACATGCTTGCCATGCTTGGCAGTGAGCATCAGCACGTTCTTGACGAGCTGTGTGATCATCGCATTGCGATACTGGTACGTCTCCATCGACGGCTTCTCGACCGTCGCACCCTTGAGCTTGCTGACACCGTTCATCACTGACATGTGTTGCGCATTGGTGAGGCTGTCGAAGATGAACGTGTCGTACTGGCTCATCACCTTGGCGATGCCGAGTGGGTTCGTGTCTGACTTGAACTGCTCAACGACGTTGTTGCCACCCTTGGTCAGGTCTGCCACGTCAACGTCGTCACGGCCAGTGACTGATGCATCACCGTCAGGGTCGAACAGGATGAGCAGCTTGCGGCCCGGTGCAGTGCATGCGAGTGTCGTCTTGCCACAGCCACTCGGCCCCCATAGCAGCATGCTGATGCGCTGCGGCTTGGCCTGCACGGATGTGATCTCGACGCCACCGATCTTGATGACAGGTGTAGTGACAGTGTCAGCCATTCAGGGCTTCCTTCCGTGCTGCTAGTGCTTGCTCTCGCGTGTCGAATACACCGAGATGCTTCAGATGGTAATCAACACGCCTTTGTTCTCGTTGTCAGTGTTGAACATGTTCTGCGAGCGTGTCACGGTGCGGAGGTTTGCCTTGCGATTGTTCAGCTTGTCTTTGTCAATATGATCGTATTCAGGCACGCGTCCTGTCGGTGTACCCATGATGACACGGTGCAGTAACACAGAACGACCATACACAGGATCGTAGCCCATGACATAGCCAGTCTGTGCTAGATACCATTTCCGCAATGATAGCTGCTCGTGATCCTCGTCATCAACGAGCGAGACTTCGTTGGTATTAGTCAGTGTCAGCTCCGCCATCGCTCATAGCCTTCTCGGTTGGGGATGGGTCACGCGCTACCATTTCATCAAACATTTCGGCACGCTCTACAGTGTCACTCGCACATAGCGGTATTAGAGAACAAGCTCTGTAAAATTTATTGCACGCACCTGTGTTCTTCGGTGCCTCGGTCGGCGTGTCGCGGTACTGCTCGACCACCTGCGCGATGAACAGCAGCCATGACAGCACGTCACGATACTGACTGCTAGTGCGCGTGACGACCTCGGTCATCAGACCGCCTGCATCGTAGCTGCGTGGCAGCGGGATCGACATGCCGTGGATCGCTGCCTTGTTGATCGGCACGCCCAGCATGGTACTGAGTGCCATCATGTAGATGGTCTGTTGGTGCGATGTCTGGAACGACTGTGCCCATGCATCGCCGAGACGTGAGGCGGTCTTGTTCTCGTCTAGTGTCAGCTCGTCCTTGCGCCAGTGCAGGCCGTCGGCTGTACCGATGATGCGCAGCTTG